GAGCTTTTCAGAGCAGCGCAGGTCAGGGCACTTGCGCGGAATGATCATGTAGTCACCTGCGGCTGATCCCCGCAGGTAGGAAGGCCCCGAACACTCCCAGGTTCGGGGCCTTCCGCATGCCTGGGAGGCATTCATGCGGAGTCGTTCCGATTCACCAACGAAGCACTGCACTGAGCCTGGCTGCCGCAAGCCATTGCGAGCGCGCGGCTATTGCAGCGGGCACTGGAAGCGCTACTTCGCCGACAGACCGAAGTACGCAATAACCTGCGTGGTGTGCGCAGCGCATCACCTGTCAGCTCGCCCGGACGGAAAGTTCTGCTCCGACGCCTGCAGGGCTCTGGACTACAGAAGTCGCCAGCGGACCGAAGCTCAAGCCGCTTCCTTCTCCCGGCGGTGCCGAGCAGCGCAGAAGCTTGCCCTCGCCGCCAAAGGCAAGCACGGGCGACGCATATGGGTGGTTGGCCGCTGCGCTCGCTGCGGCCAGGGCTTCACAGGAACCGGGTCGAGCGAGCTGCGCTTCTGCTCGCGCCGATGCAAGGCGCTGACGGTCGCGGCAGTTAGGCGGGCCCGTAAGCGGGGTAACGAGGCGATGCCCTACTCGCGGTACCAGATCTTCGAACGGGACAGGTGGCAATGCCACATCTGCCGCAGGGCCGTGCGCCGAACTGCAGTGGTACCTGATCCTCTCGCACCCACGATCGACCATCTGATCCCGATCGCCGGCGGCGGAGCGGACGCCCCCTGGAACGTGGCCACGGCGCACTTCCTTTGCAACTCGACGAAGGGCGCTAAGGGTGGCGGTGAGCAGCTCGCATTGATCGGCTAGGGGGTGCTCGATGGCAGCTTCAGGGCCGAGGCCGAAGCCGCCGCTGCAGGTGGTCCGTGAGGGAAACCCAGGGCGCCGGCCGGTTCGTGAGGGCGTGAAGGTCCCGCCTTCGGAGCTGGAGGAACCGAACTGGCTCGACACCTTCCCGACGGTTCGGGGCGACGACAGGCAGCGGCAGATCAACGCCCGGTGCCGAGAGATTGCCCGCCGCGAGTGGCGCCGGGTTGTCCCAGTCCTCAAGTTCACAGCTGGTCTCGCGGCTGTGGACACGCAGGTGGTGCAGGACTACTGCATCTGCGTAGCCCGCATTGACCAGTGCGAGCGAGAGATCTCGGCACACGGCATGTTGATCCAGGGTGAGCGTGGCTGGATGAAGAACGGAGCCACGACGATCGCCTCGCAGTACCGGACGCAGCTGAAGGCGTACATCGGGGAGTTGGGGCTGAGCCCGTCGGCGCGGGGCCGGCTGACGCCGCCGGAGGGTGGCGACGATGGTGACGACGACGACCCCTTCGACTGAGCAGCTGTCCGTGCGGGACCGCGAGGATGGCCTGCCGGTGCCGCGGGCGGCCTTGTACGAGCTGGGCATGGACGACGCGGAGATCGAGGAGGCGCTGCTCTCGCGTCCGCTGGTCACCGCCTTCCAGATGCCCGAGCGGGAGGGCGCCTGGTTCGATGTGGCGGCGGCGCGCCGGGCGAAGGCGGCTATCGAGTCGTTCAAGCACACGAAGGGCCGCTGGGGCGGGACGCCGTTGAGGCTGGCGCCGTGGCAGTTCGTGTGGGTGATCGCGCCGGTGTTCGGCTGGCTGTGGCACGACCCGGAGCTGGAGCGGGACGTGCGGGTGGTCCGCGCGGTGTGGATCGAGGTGCCCCGGAAGAACGGCAAGAGCACCTTGTCGTCGGGCATCGGCCTGGCGCTGCTGCTGGCGGACCGGGAGATCGGCGCCGAGGTGTACGCGGCGGCCGGTTCGCTGGAGCAGGCGAAGCGCGTGTTCGACGACGCGAAGCGGATGGCGCAGACGTCGAAGGCGGTGAAGGGCCGCGCCGAGGTGCTGACGTCGGTGATCCGGGTGCCGCGCACGGGCGGCGTCTTCCGGGCGCTGTCGCGGATCGCGGAGACCGCGCACGGCCTGAACGTCTCGGGCGCGGTGATCGACGAGGTCCACGTGCACAAGAGCCGGGACCTGATCGACGCGATCGAGACGGGCACGGGCGCCCGCGATCAGCCGCTTATCGTGTTCATCACGACGGCGGATGACGCGCAAGAGGGCTCGATCTACGACGAGAAGCACTCGTACACGCGCAAGGTCGCGGACCGGACGGTGACGGACCCGGCGCACTACGGCGTGATCTGGGCCGCCGACGAGACGGACGACCCGTTCGACGAGCGGACCTGGCGGCGCGCGAACCCGGGCCTGGGCACGAGCCCGACGCTGGCGTACCTGCGGCGCGAGGCGAGCAAGGCGCAGGCCACCCCGAGCTACTTCCCGACGTTCCTACGGCTGTCGCTGAACATCCGGGAGAAGGCGTCCACGCGCTGGATCGACGTCCGGTCGTGGGACCGTGTCGCCGGCATGGTCGACGAGCAGGCACTGAAGGGCCGACGGGCCTGGGGCGGGCTGGACCTGTCCGCGGTGTCCGACCTCAGTGCCTGGGTGCTGGCGGTGGAGTCGAAGCAGCCGGGCGTCGAGGTCGAGCTGGTGTCCCGGTTCTGGCTGCCGTCGGAGCGCCTGGAGGATCTGCAGCGGCAGCTACAGGTGCCGCTGGCGCAGTGGGCCCGCGAGGGCTACCTGAAGCTGACCGAGGGCGACGCGATCGACTACGACGCCATCGAGAAGCAGGTGCTGGCGGACTGCAAGCACTTCGATGTGCAGTGGATCGGCTACGACCGCATGTTCGCCGGGCAGCTGGTGCAGAACGTGGACCGGGACACCAGGCGTGGCGTGAAGGTGACGCCGATCAGCCAGACGTTCCTCGGGCTGTCCCCGGCCTGTAAGGAGCTGGACCGGCTGCTACTGGAGCAGCGGTTCCGGCATGGAGGGCATCCGATCCTGCGGTGGATGGCCGGGTGCGTGGAGACGATCGCGGACGGCAACGACAACTACCGGCCGACGAAGCCGAACCGGAAGAAGAGCCAGGCCCGGATCGACGGGATCGCGGCGACAGTGATGGCCCTGGACGGATACCTGCGGCGGCCGAAGGCGAAGTCGCGGATGGCAGCCGGATTCTGATGCGAGGGGGTGCTCGTGGCCCCGTCGCTGATGAAGGCTGAGGCTGGCTCCGCGGAGTGGTGGCGGGACCGTCTGTGGGATGAGCTGGGCAAGCGCCGCCAGTACGTGGAGTGCATGCGCCAGTACTACTCGGGCGACCACCCGCTGCCGATGATCCAGGACAAGGCGCGGCCGGCGTTCCAGCGCCTGCTGAAGCAGGCCCGCTCGAACTACGTCGGCCTGGTGGTCGATGCGACCGCCGAGCGCATGCAGGTGGACGGCTTCCGGCTGGGCTCGGAGAACGTCGGCGATGGCGAGGCGTGGCGGATCTGGCAGGCCTCCGCGATGGACGCCGACTCTGATCTGCTGATCACGGAGGCGGTGAAGGTCGGCCGCGCGTTCGCGCTGGTCGCGCCGAACCCGAAGGATCCTGCGACGCCGATCGTCACGGCGGAGGACGCAACGCAGGCGATCGTCGCCTACCGGCCGGGCAGCCGCCGTGAGCGTGCGGCGGGCCTGAAGACGTGGGTGGACGACTGGACCGGTCAGCTGATGGCGACGGTGTACCTGCCGGACGGGCTGTACAAGTTCCAGGCGCCAAAGCCTCCCGGGGCGACGAGGCCGAAGTGGGAGCAGCGCGTCGTGGAGGGCGAGGCGTGGCCGGCGCCGAACCCACTGGGCGCCGTCCCGCTGGTGGAGATCCAGAACCGGCCCGACCTGCTCGGCGAGGCACACTCCGAGATCGAGGACGTCCTCGACATCCAGGACCGCATCAACAAGACGCTCATCGACCGCATGATGGCGCAGGAGTTCAGCGCCTTCCGGCAGCGGTGGATGACCGGATACGAGGTCCCAACCGATGAGAACGGCCAGCCGATCGAGCCGTTCAAGGCCGCGGTGGACCGGCTGTGGGTCATCGAGGACGAGAACGTCCAGATCGGCGAGTTCCAGGCGACTGACCTGCGGCCATACCTGGACTCGATCGAGTCGGACGTGCAGCACATGGCCGCGCGCACGCGCACGCCCGCGCAGTACCTGCTGGGCAAGCTCAGCAACGTCAACGGCGAGACGCTGAAGGCCACCGAGTCCGGCCTCGTCAGCAAGGTGCGGCAGCGGTGCCGGCCGCTCGGCGAGGGCGTGGAGGAGATCGTCCGCCTCTACCTGCGGGCGGCCGGCGACGACCGGGACCTGTCGTCGATCGAGGTGATCTGGCACAACCCGGAGTTCCGCACCGAGGGCGAGCTCGTCGACGCGCTGGTGAAAATGTCGACACTGGGCGTGCCGCGGGAGGCGCTGTGGGAGCGCTGGGGCGCCTCGCAGACGGAGATCGCGCAGTGGCGTGAGCTGGCCGACCAGCAGGCCTCGCGCGTCCTCGGCGGCGACGTGGCCTCCCTGTTCGGCCCGAAGCCGGACACGGCCGTGACGGACCCGGCGGCGGCCGATGGCGACGCCGGCTGAGCTGGGACGCACCCGCTACGAGCAGGTGGCGAGCGTGGTGCGCTCGGTCGTCGAGCGGGTGCAGCAGTTGTGGAAGGGCATGTCGGCGGCGACGGTCGAGAACGACCTGGAGGGCGCGGCCGGGGCGGCGATCGTGGCCGCGGTCGCCGAGGGCCAGCTCACGGTGGCGGACGCCGCGCAGGCGTACATCGCCGCGCAGATGGCCGCCCAGGGCGGCTCGGCGGTCGCGGAGGCCACGCTCGTGGCGGCGGCGTTCGCCGGTATCGCCCCTGATGGCGGCCCGCTGGAGACGCTGCTGTTTCTCCCAGCGATCGGCGTGCGGCATCGCCTCGCTGCGGGCATGACACCGGATGAGGCCATGCTCGGCGGCCTGGCCGACATGGCCCGCTACGCGGCGACGTCGGTCGCCGATACGGCCCGCTCGGCGGATCAGGTGGCAATGGCGGCGAACCCGAACTGCGTCGCCTACGTGCGCGTCGTGCAACTGCCCGCCTGCTCCCGCTGCATCGTCCTGGCGGGCCGCATGTACAGCCGCTCAGAGGGGTTCCTGCGACACCCGAACTGCGACTGCCAGACGCTGCCGCTGCGGGCGAGGGACTGGCCGGACGTACCGACGCCGCAGCAGCTGTTCGACCGCATGCCCGCGGGCGAGCAGCGGCGGGTGTTCACGGTGGCTGGAGCGCAGGCGATCCGTTCGGGCGCCGATGTGGGCCAGGTCGTGAACGCGCGCCGGGGCATGGGCTCGACGCACCTGGCCGGCCGCGTGCTGCGGACGACGTCGGAGGGTACGACGAGGCGCGGCTTGTACGGCTCGCGTGCGCGGCGCGCGGGCGGCGAGTTCGCCCGCTATCCGGGCCAGCGGTACTCGCGGGTGACGACGCCTCGTCTGATGCCGGAGGAGATCTTCCGCATCGCTGATGACCGGGCCGAGGAACTGCGGCTTCTGCGCCGCTACGGCTACATCGTCTAGCCGATCTTGAGTGTCCCTGCCGCGAGGGCGGGGTGAACGGAAGGACAGCCGCGATGGCTGAGGAGACAACCACCATCGAGACCGTCACCGAGGAGACCGGCACCGCGACGGACGCCGGGCAAGCCGCGGGTGGCGACGAGCCGCTCGGCGAGGGCGGTAAGAAGGCGCTGGCGGCGGAGCGCAAGCTGCGCGAGAGGGCCGAGAAGGTGGCGGCCACACACCAGCAGAAACTCGCCGAACTGCAGCAGCGACTGCAGGAGTTCGAGGACCGCGACAAGACCGAGGCGCAGAAGCTCGCCGAGCGCGCCGCAGCCGCCGAGAAGCAGGCCGAGACCGCCCAGGCCGAGCTGATGCGGTACCGGGTCGCCGCCGAGAAGAAGCTCCCCGCCGAGCTGGCCGCCCGTCTCCGCGGCTCCACGCCCGAGGAGATGGCCGCGGACGCGGAGGAGCTGCTGTTGTTTCTCAACGCGCAGCAGCAGCGGCAGGCGCCCAACTACGACGGCGGGGTACGGCAGTCCGCCCGCCCCGCTTCCATGAACGACCTGATCCGGCAGACGGCCGGTCGGGCCTGACTGACCCCCGGCACGGCACGGTCCGGCCGGTATCTCTGAAGGAGGAGGCCGGACCATGGCCTACAACAACCTGACCTCGCGGACCGACGCGCAGGCCCTCATCCCCGAAGAGGTCTCCAACGAGATGCTCGGCAAGGCGACCGAGCAGTCCGCCGTCCTGCAGCTGTTCCGGCGGGTCCCCGTCCAGGCCGGCCAGGTGCGGTTCCCCGTCCTGTCGGCGCTGCCGATGGCTTACTGGGTGACCGGTGACACGGGCCTGAAGCAGACCACCGAGGTCAACTGGACGAACAAGTACCTGAACATCGAAGAGATCGCGACGATCATGCCGGTGCCGGACAACGTCCTGGCCGACGTCAACGCGAACATCTGGGACACGGCGATGCCGCTGCTGGTGGAGGCTTTCGGCCGGGTCCTGGACACCGCGGTGTTCTTCGGCACCAACGCGCCCGCGTCGTTCCCGACGAACATCCTGTCCGCCGCCACGTCCGCGGGGAACTCCGTCAACGAGGGCTCCACCGCGACCCAGGGCGGCTTCTTCGGCGACATCGACAAGGTGTACGGCGTCGTCGAGCAGGACGGCTTCGACGTCACCGGCTTCGTTGCCGCCACCTCGACGAAGGCCAAGCTCCGGGCCGCCCGTGACTCGCAGGGCCGCAAGCTCGACGACGGCCGCGTCTCCGGCTCGCTGGACTCCATCGACGGCTACCCGGTGATGTACCCGATGCGGGGCCTGTTCCCCGTCGCGGGCGGGGTCGGCGTCGACGGCGTCCGCCTGTTCGCCGGCGACTGGAACCAGTTCATCGTCGGTGTCCGCCAGGACATCACGATGAAGGTGCTGGACCAGGCCGTCATCACCGACAACACCGGCGCCATCGTCTACAACCTGCCGCAGCAGGACATGACGGCCATCCGCCTCACCTTCCGTGTGGGCTGGCAGGTCGCGAACACCCTGAACAACGACCAGCCGACTGAGGCGTCCCGCTACCCGGTGGGTGTCCTCAAGACCGTCGGCGCCTGACCGAACCCGCACACGCCGCCCTGACGCCACATGGTGTCGGGGCTTTGTCATGGGAGGTATCGGCCATGGCCGAGTCCAAGAGCACGAGCAGGCAGTCCAAGACGACGCAGGAGACGCCCGACGACGGCGTTGCCCAGGCCATCCAGCAGGCGACCGACGAGGCCGAGGAGCAGGGCTACTTCGGCACCGCCGTCGACCCCACGCCGAACGAGAACTACACCCTCAAGGGCGTCACGTCTGGGGCGCCGACCCCGGAGACGGACCCCGAGTACGCCCGCGAGGTGCGGCAGCAGCTCGACGACGCGGCGCGGCAGAGCTGACGGGGGGAGGCCGCCGTGGCTGTGCTTCCCTCGCTGGCGACGGTGGCCGACCTCGCCACCTTGCTCGGGCGGACGTTCACGCCGCAGCAGGAGCTGCAGGCGCAGGCCCTGCTGGATCAGGCGTCCAGCGTGGTCCGGGCCTACGTCCGGCAGGACATCACCCGGGCGACCACGACGGACACGTTCACGATGCGGCGCGCCGACCCGTACCTGCATCGCTGCGCGGGCGTGGTGTCGCTGCCGCAGCGGCCCGTCGTCGACATCGCCACCGTCTCCGTGGCCGGCGTGGAGACGACGGACTGGTGGCAGGACGGCAGTGATCTGCTGCTGAAGGCGTGGCCGTGGAACGAGCCGCCCACCGCTCACAGGGCGCCGCAGGTCAAGGTCACGTACACGCACGGCTATGACCCGGTGCCGGGCGACATTCAGGCGATCGTGCTGCAGGCCGCGAACCGGGTGATCGTCAACCCCAGTGGGATTCGCTCGGAGACGGTGGGCGGCGAGTCCGTCACCTACCTGATCCCGGCGGTAGGCGAGTACCTGGGTGTGCTGCTGTCCCGCACGGAGCAGCGCGTGCTGGACCGCTACCGGCGCACCGCGGGCACCGTCAACCTGCGGAGCCGGTGATGCTGTACCTGCAGTCGATCACCATCATCCGCCCGGCCGAGGTCGAGGACCGGTACCACAACGTCCGGCTGGACTACGGAGCTGCCGCCACACGCATCCCCGTATCGGGGGTGAACGTGCAGCCGGCGGGCGGCAGTACGGAGGACACCGACGACCGGCAGGTCACGGTGACGGGATGGCGCCTGTACACGCCGCGCGGCATGGATCTCGACCTGCGGGAGACGGACCGCGTAGAAGCGTGGGGCACGACGATGCAGGTCGTCGGCAAGGTGGCCCGCTGGCCGGCCCCGGGCGGCGGCGTCCACCATGTGGAGGCAGACCTGCGGGAGGTGGCCTGATGGCGTCCGGGAGCTTCCGCTTCGTGCCCAATCCCCGCCTGTACGACGAGCTGGCCCGCAGCGCCGGGATGCGGAACGTCCTCAAGGACGCCGCCGACCGCGGGGCGAGCATCGCGCGGGCGATCGCCCCGAAATACACGGGCCCCACGTACAACCCGACCATCCAGCGGCACGGTGAGTACGCGGCGAGCGTGTACTCCGCGGCGAGCATGCGGCCGAACGGTTGGCGGGCCGAGTTCGGCGCGGACGCCCCTTGGGCGCTCCAGGTCGAGTTCGGCACCGGCCGCCCGGCCACATCGCAGGACCGCCCGCAGTCCGGCTGGTCCCCGAAGACACGCACGCTCGGGCGTGCCCTGGACGCACTGAGGAGCTTCTGATGCCGCGGATCAAGCTGGCCCATTGGCACGGCGACCGTAAGCCGGGCGACGAGGTCGACGTCTCCGACGAGGAGTTTGCCGCCCTGCGACGTGACGGGCGCGTTGCCGAGGTCGTTCAGGCCCCGGCCGAGGAGCCGCCGGTGCCGCAGCAGGAGGACGAGGCGCAGCCGGAGGACTCCCCGGCGGCGGCCCGTAAGCGGCGGTGAGCCCGCTCCCCGCCATCTCCATGCCCGACGTCGAGCAGCTCTGGGCCGACTATCTGCTCACCCAGATGCCCGGCCCGTTCATCGGCACCGAGTGGCCGCCGAACTGGGAGGCGCGGCTGGCGGACGGCATCATCGCCGTCTCGCTGGGCGGGGGCGGTTCCCGTCAGCGTGGCGTGACCGCCGACCGGACGATCGACATCGACGTCCTGGCCGCCGACAAGGGGCAGGCCCGGGACCTCGCGGCGCAGGTGTCCGCCCTGATGATCGCTGCACAGGGCACCGTGCAGCCTGGCGCCCGCATCTACGACGTTGCCGAGACCAGCGTCGTGTGGCTGCCCTACCAGCCGTCCGCTGAGACGGACCCGATCCCGCGGTACGTGCTCGTGATGAGCACCGTTGTCCGCCCCGCCTAGCACCACCCCAACCCGCACCCCCTCTCTGACCATCCACCCGCCGGCGAGCGCTGCGCGGGTCCTCGCCATGCCTGGAGGCATTCGTGGCGCTCAACGCAGACAACGTGCGTGTGGGTCTGAACGGCAACATCTACATGGCCCCGAAGGGCACGACCGCGCCCACCGACCTGGACACCGCATGGGACCCGGCCTGGATGGACCTGGGCTACATGTCCGACGACGGCGTCTCGCTGGAGTACTCCACCGACGTGGAGGACATCAACGCCTGGCAGTCCCTCAGCCCCGTCCGCCGGGTGCTGACCAGCGTCGACATGACGATGGGCTTCACTGCGATCGAGCTGAAGACCCGCACCATCACCGCCTACTTCCCCGGCGCGACGATGACGGACGTCGGCGGCTCCGTCCACCAGCTCAGCATCCCGTCCGCGCCCGGACCGCAGGAGTTCGCGTTCGGTCTGGAGTGGACCGACGGGGCGATCAAGAATCGGCTCATCATCCCCCGCGGTGAGATCACCGACCGAGGCGCCATCACCATCGGCCGCTCCGACGCCGTCGGCCTGGAGATGACCGTCTCCGCCTACGCCACGTCCGCGCCCGAGCTGGCGACCTGGCTGTCCAACGACCCCGCCTGGGCCGCCGCCTGACCCTGATCCCCCCGGCAGACGCGCAAGCGGGTCGCGTCTGCCGGGGCACAACCCGCTCACCCGCAGGAGAACCACATGACCGCCACCAAGAAGCCCGCCGGCCGCGAAGTCGTCTCTCTCGACTCCCTCGCCAAGCAGAAGCGCGAGGCGCTGCCCGAGCCCGTGACGTTCGAGCTCCACGGTGTGGAGTTCACTCTGGAGCCCTTCCACTCCCTGCCGATGGATGTGCAGGAGCGGATGCGTGGTCCGGAGGACTACCTCAGCATCCTGCGCACGGCGCTCGGCCCGGACAAGGTCAAGGAGATGATCGACGCCGGGTACACGCTCGCCGACCTCAACCTCGTCGCCGAGGAATGGATGCGTCGCTCCGGGATCGAGCCGGGGGAATCGCCGGCCTCCGCCGCTTCCTAGAGGAGTACGGGGAGGCCGTCGAGTGGGACATCGCCCGCTACTGGCCGGGCCGGTCGATCAAGGAGCTGTGGCGTGGGGAGATGACGTGGCGTGAGCTGCGCGTCTTTCTGCGCTACCTGCCCGCGGAGTCGGCGACAGCCCGGGCGGTGCGCGGGGCAACGCCCGAGCAGGAGACGTGGACGCTGGACCGGCAGCTGCTGGCGTCCCTGGTGGATGCCCAGCGGGAGAACACGTTCGCCATGGTCAAGCTGCACGGCGACCCGAAGAAGACCAAACGGCTGAGACCGCCGGAGCCCATTCCGCGGCCCGGCGTACAGCCCAAGAAGAGCAACGTTATCCGCTTCGGGGGCCGCCACGGCTCCGGGGCTGCACAGCTGGCGCAGGCCTTCGGAAGGCCCGCCGCGAACCAGTGACGGGGGTGCGCGGTGGCTGCTGGTGGTGTTCTCGTCGGGCGTGGCTACGTCAGCATCCGGCCCGAGTTCGAGGGGGACTGGTCCCGCTCCGTCAGCGCCCGCGCATCCAGCGCCGGCCGCAGCGGAGCGGGCGCCTTCTCGAAGGCGTTCGGCGCCGGGCTGAAGGGCCTGGGCGCCCTGGCCGGGATCGCGATCGGGGCGAACCTGTCGTCGGCCGCCGCCGGCGCCGCGGCCCTGGCCCCCGCACTGACCACTGCGGGCGCCGCCGCAGCAGCCCTGAAGATCGGCCTGTCGGGTGTGGGGGAGGCGTTCAAGCAGGCGTTCGCCGACCACACGGCAGACGCGAACGCCGCCGCCTCCGCCACCAAGGCCGTCGAGTCCGCCCAGCGCGGACTGGCAAACGCCCAGCGCGCGCTCGCGCGCGCACGCGTGGACGCGGCCGAGCGGGTGCGCGAGGCGCAGCGGCAGGTCGTCGACGCAGAACGAGACCTGGCGGACGCCCAGCGCGAGGCCCGCAGCGTGCAGGCCGACCTCAACGACGCACGCCGGGAAGCAGCCCGCGCCCTGCAGGACATGAACGCCCGCCTCTCCGAGTCCCGGCTCGACGAGCGCGAGGCCGTCCTGCGCCTGTCGGAGGCCGAGAAGGAGCTGAAGGCGGCGCAGGCAAAGCCGGGCACCAAGCCGGAAGACCTGGAGAAGCTCCGCATCGCCTACGAGCGGGCCCGCCTCAACCTGACCGAGCAGCGCACCGAGACCGCCCGCCTGACCGAGGACACCAAGAAGGCCAACCGGGCGGGCGTCGAGGGCAGCGAGCAGGTTGTCGCCGCGAAGGAGCGGATCTCCGCCGCGAACCGCAGTGTCGCCGACAAGGAGCGCGCGCTCGCCGATGCGCAGGCCGGGGTCGACAAGGCGCGCGTCGAGGGCCAGCAGCAGATCGAGGACGCCCAGCGGGCGGTCGCCGAGGCCGCTGCTGCCGTCGCCGATGCTCAGGCCGCTGCCGCCGCGCAGACCAGCAAGCTGGACCAGGCCATGGCCAAGCTGGCGCCCAACGCCCGCAGCTTCGTCAACGCGGTACGCGGCCTCGCCCCCCAGTGGGACGCGATGCGCCTGTCCGTGCAGAACCGCCTCTTCCAGGGCCTGGACGACACGGTCACCTCGCTCGGCCGCACCACCATCCCGGTCCTGCAACGGCAGCTGACCGCCACGGCCGGCGTGTGGAACCAGATCGCGAAGAACGCGGCCTCGGGCGTCTCCGAAATGGCGAAGTCGGGGATGCTCGACAAGATCCTCAAGGGCGCCACCGACAACCTCGCCGTCTTCAAGGACACCCCCAAGCAGCTCATCACTGCCTGGGGCCAGCTGTCCGTCGCCGCCCAGCCCGCGTTCAACCAGCTGCTCACCCAGTTCGCCGGCGCCATCAAGTCGTTCACCGACGGGCTCGCCAAGAGCTTCGCGTCCGGCGGACTGCAGCAGGCCATCGACACCGCCTTCGGTATCCTCAGCCAGTTCGGCACGCTCCTCGGCAACGCCTTCGGCGTCGTCTCGCAAATCTTCAAGGCCGCCTCCGACGCGGGCGGCCAGATCGTCGGCGTGCTCGGAAACGTCTTCGCCGAGCTGAAGAACATCCTCGCCGCACCGCAGATGCAGGCACAGCTGCGGTCCCTGTTCGCGTCCGTGGCACAGATCGTCGGCGCGCTCGTGCCCGTCCTCGGCGCGGTCGTCCAGGCGGCCGTGCCGCTGATGGCGGCCATCGCGCAACCGATCGCCGCACTCGCCACCGCGCTCGGCCCGGTGCTGCAGCAGCTCGCGCAGACACTGGGCGCCGCGCTCCTGCCGATCGTGCAGGCTCTGGCCCCGGCGGTCGTCCTCGTCGGTACGGCGATCGTGCGCCTGGTGCAGGCGGTCATGCCGCTCCTGCAACCCATCGCCACCCTGATCACCGCTGTGATCTCGGCCCTGACGCCGGCCCTCACGCCGATCGTCAACGTCGTGACCAGCCTGGTGAAGGTGCTTGTCGGGCCCCTGACCAGCGTCATCCAGGTGCTGACGCCGGTGCTGGCCACTATTGCCAACGTGGTGGCCCGGGTGTTCCAGGCCTTGGAGCCGATGCTCGCCCCGCTGGTCACCCTGCTGGGGCAGGTCGCTGAGCTGATCGTCGGGATGTTCGCCGGCGCCCTCAGCCAGCTGATGGTGGTGCTGCAGCCGCTCATCCAGGTGGGCATCACGCTCATCTCCACCGTGTTCAAGGCGATGCAGCCGCTGCTGCCGCTCATCACGGACACGTTGAAAACCCTGGGCAACGCGCTGCTCAAAATGCTGCCCGCCCTGACCGGGGTGGCGTCGGCCGGCGTCGTCCTCGTGCAGGGGCTGGCACCGCTCATCCCGCTCGGCGTGCAACTGGTCACCACGGTCCTCAACGCGCTCCTGCCGGTGCTGCCGACCTTGGCTGACGCGTTCGTCGCGCTCTCGACTGCCGTGCTCGCCATCGTCCAGCCGCTCGCAGCCATGGCCGTCTCGCTCGCGAAGCAGCTGATGCCCGTCATCACCCAGCTGACACCGATCTTCGCTGATCTCGCGGGGATGATCGCCGACACGCTGGCGCAAGCGCTGCCCCCGCTCACCACGGCGGTCATCATCCTGGCGCAGGCGTTCGCGCCGCTGCTGCCGGTCATCGGCCAGCTGCTCGGGATGATCCTGAAGATGGCAGCGGGCGTGCTCATCCAGCTCCTGCCGTCCCTGCTGGAGCTGGTGCAGGCCGGCGTGGACCTCACCCTGGCGCTGCTGCCGATCCTCCCGCCGCTGGCGGAACTGATCGGCCTGGTGGTGGGGCTGGCAATCAGCGTGATCTCCCGCCTGCTGCCGCCACTGGTCAAGCTGGCCGGCTTCCTCATCGGCGGACTCGTGTCCTCCCTGACGACGGTCATCGGCTGGATCAGCGGACTCGTCGGCGCGATCGCCAACCTCGTCAGCTGGGTCGTCGGCCACCTGGGACCCGCCTTCACCTGGCTGAAGAACACGGGCATCCAGGCGTGGAACCTCCTGCAGAGGGGCGTCTCCGCCGCGTGGACCCTGATGAAGACCTACGTCCTGTACCCGCTGCGGGACTTCTTCACCAAGAGCGTCCCCGGCTGGGGCACCACGATGAAGGACAAGCTGGTCGGCGCTTTCAACGTGGCCCAGGACGGCATCGCCAAGGCCTGGGACAAAATCAAGAAGGCCACGAAGGATCCGATCAACTTTGTCCTCGACACCGTTTGGAACAAGGGCGTCGTAAAGGCCTGGGACAAGATCCTCGGTTGGGTGCCCGGGCTGCCGGAACTCAAGGAACTGCCGCTGCTCGCCAAGGGCGGCACCGTCCCGGCGGCGCCCGGCGTCTTCAACAAGCCCACCGCGATCGTCGGCGAGGGCCGCAGTCAATGGCCCGAGTTCGTCATCCCCACCGACCCCCGCTACCGGGCGCGCTCCCTCGCCCTGTGGCAGGCCGCAGACGGGCAGCTGATGAAGGACGGCGGGATCCTCGGCGTCATCGTCGGAGGCATCAAGAACATCGGCGGCAAGGTCGGCGGCTTCTTCTCCTCCGCCGCATCCTTCCTGAAGGACCCGGGCAAGGCACTCGACACGCTGCTCGGAAAGCTGACCAAGCCGCTGCAGGTGATGAAGAACGTCGCCTGGGGGAAGCTCGTCCTCGGCCTTCCGAAGATGGCCTTCAAGGGCATGAAGGAACTCGTCGGGTTCGGCGGCGGTGGCGGCGGGGACATCGGCGGGACCATCCCCAAGGGGCAGCGCCTGGCCATCATCAACCAGGCGCTCGCCGCCGCCGGGGTCCCCCCTCCCGGTTCGCTGACCCAGTGGCAGGCCGGCCTGAACACCCTCATCACGAGGGAGTCGGGCTGGAACCCGCGGGCCATCAACCGGTGGGACTCCAACGCCAAGGCGGGCATCCCTTCACAGGGCCTGGCCCAGACCATCCCGCCGACCTGGTCGGCCTACGTGCCCGCGTCGCTGCGGTCGCGCGGCATCCTCGACCCGGTTGCGAACGTAGCGGCAGCCATCCGCTACATCGTGTCCAGGTACGGCAACATCACCAACGTCCAGCAGGCCAACGCCAACCGGCCCCCGGCCGGCTACGACAACGGCGGCTGGCTCCAACCGGGCTGGAACTACAACGGGCTCGGCGTGCCGGAGGC